ATGGAGGTGAGCATGAATAGGTTTATCATAGAAGATACCCCCGATGCTATAGCACGTTCACTGTGTGACCAGCACATTGTCAAGATGCCACTGGAAGAAGCGCAGATGATGTGTACAGCAGTATGGGAACTTGAGCCTAGATGGGCAGAGAAGTATAACTTGTACAAACCTGTTCATCGAAAGCATCCCTGCACACTGTGGGTGATGAAGTCATCCGGTAACTTTGCGTTTGCTTTTTCTTTGTATGAGGCAATGTTGAGAGAGTACACATTCCGCTATGGCAAAGAACATGGTGCGGGTAAACACAGGAAAGCCTTGAAAGGTTTGCGTTTTATTGCGCCTCTCATACCCACCACTCGTGAGCCGGTCTTTTCACAGAAAGACCCACTTAGCCCATACACAGGGTTGACTGCACACCCACAATGTTTCAGTGGGCATGACGACTGCAAGACAGACGAGGATTGGCCTATCGTCGCATACCGTGCGTTTTACAAGGTTGACAAGATGCGGTTTGCTAGGTATAACAAGGGCCGTGAGATGCCAGATTGGATGAAGGAGGGTGCAGCATGAAGACGATAACAGTTAATATAAAACACAAAGATCGCACCATCCTTGAACGTAAGGTAGAGGATTACTTTCGTGGCTATCACCCATTCGGGTATGGCACTAGGCTGGAGACACCAGCATACTATGATGAAGACCAGCAATGTTGGGTGGCTGTGATATCCCGACACACCTCTTGTGATTAAGGAGAAATGACATGACAGAGAAAAATCTAGAAAACATGACGCAGAAAGAAAGAATTGCGTACTGGGATAGAGTTCGTAAGGAGGAAGAACAAGATCGTGAAGATCGTATAAGACAGCTTACCGAAGAACAACGGAACGTCCTTGTAAAAATGCACAAAGAACTGAATAGTGTTCTTTTAACTGCCTTGTACAATGACATGGGAGGCATTCGTTGTTTATCTGTTCTTGAACTTCAAGACTTGGAAGATACTATGAACAGCTTTCAGCGTCAGTTTAACTTGGAGGGAATTACTTAATGTTTGAAGCAGCAATTGTTTGCCTTGCATTGAACATCTACCATGAGGCCCGTGACCAGCCCTTTATAGGGCAGGTTGCGGTTGCCCAAGTGGTAATGAACAGAGTGCGTGATGACAGATATCCTGACGATGTTTGTGGCGTAGTTAAACAAGGTCCAACATACAAATGGAAGGAAGATTTTCCTGTCCGTAACCGTTGCCAATTTAGTTGGTATTGTGACGGTAAATCAGATAAAACACCTGATCAAGAAGCATGGGAAGTAGCTATGCTAATTTCAGTAGGTGTATATAATGGTAATCTTGGAGACTATGTTGAAGGTGCTACGCATTATCATGCAACTTACGTAATGCCTGAGTGGGCAGAAACTAAAACACCAACTGTTCAAATAGGACAGCATATGTTCTACAGGTGGGATTAACGCTTGACTTACGCTCTTGTTATCTATATAACAGAGTATCACTTGCCCTTCGGGGCTTTAACCGTCGCAAGTTGCGACACTATGAGGAGAAAAAATATGCCACTAGATTTTACAGCAGAAGAACTTATTCCAGAACACATCAACTTTCCAGTTGAGTTTGAGCCAACGAAGTACAATAAATCTAAGTACGTTATCAATGGAAACACGGGTGACTACCTTGGCATTGTCGGTACAAAGTTTAATTGTGTCGATCACGGTACATTCTTTACCCGTGCGCATAACGCTGTGTCAGAGCATCTTGGAGAGGAGTTCTGTGATAACATGAACATCAACTTCAGGGCTGCACGTAACAATGCGTGGACTATGATGGACATGGTAATGCCTAACGTGCTGCGTAAGATTCAATCAGACAAGCACACAACAACGATTGCACCGCGATTGATTGCCTTACACGGCATTGATGGTAGCTGTTCCAATCAAGTGTACTTCGGTTCTATTGATTTCTTCTGCACAAACGGGATGATCACTGGAGACTTTGATCAGGTTAAGCGGAAGAATACATCTAACTTTGACATCGAAAACTTCATCAAAGAATTGAAGAACACCATGTCAGACTTCAATGAATCGGCTGACAAGTATCAGAGTTGGGCTGAGAAGCATCTGTACACTATGGATGTCAAAGAAATGCTGGGACACATAATGTCAAAACAAATGTCTGAAAAGATGTTCAGCTTATATAATCACGAGGCCGCTACCCGTGGCCAAAATGTATGGGCATTATATTCTGCCTTCACTAACTACTCCAGTCACTCCGATACAGGCAATGGGTTTGCGTTGAAGAATACAGGCAACGATACCCAAGCGGAGAACATGTGGAAGCGTGAGCAAGAAGTAGCAAAGTGGACTAGCGCACCACAGTTTCGTCAACTGGTGGCAGCATAATGAAATACTCACTACAGAGTGTGGTAGATGATTACTACAATTCCTATGAGTTCAATAACTTACGGGATGAAACTAAGAAACAGTATCAATATCATCTAAAAATTATGCTGGACACTGTAGTGGAAAGCAAAGCTATTCGGGATAGGCAATGTGACAAAGTGTCATCCCGAATGGCCAAGCTGGCCTACAATCAGTGGTGTGACAGAGGCATTCACTTAGCTAATCACGTGTTGTCTACTTCTCGCATTCTATTTAATCATGGTCTACACATGGAGATGACTTTGGTGAATCCATTTTTGGCTGTTAAAAAACGCCCTGTGAGCGTCCGTAGGACTGTGTGGAGTAGGCAGCAGGTACAAGGCTTCTTAGACTCGGCCTACGGCGATTTTAGCACCCGTAACGTGGGTTTAATCGCACAGATGGCATATGAATGGTGTCAGAGATTGGGTGACATGCGGCTACTGACTTGGGACGCATTAGATTTGTCTGGGTCACGTGTGTACATCAAGCAGTCTAAGCGTAAGGCAGAGGTATTTTTGCCAATATCGCAACAATTAACAGAGATGTTAATAGAACAAGAGAGCGACTTTGGTTTTCAACCTTACGTGGCACCTATGACAGAACCAATACGAGGTGTTTACAAACCTTATACAGTTAACCGGCTACCTAAAGTTGCACGTCGTATCATGCGAGATGCTGGATTACCTGATGAGTTGAGGTTGTCTGACCTTCGTCGCACTGGTACAACTGAGATGGTTGAGGCTGGTGTATCTATGGGCAATATTATGTCGGTTACAGGACATGCTAATCCACAAAGTGTAAAGCCTTACATGAAAAACACTTTTGCTAGTGCAGATTTAGCATTGACGAGTCGTCAAAATCGTGATATTAAGACATCGTGATTGCCCAACGGACTATATATAAACATATATAATAGGAATATATACAATGGATATAAAAATATTTGTAGAAGACTTAGATATTCCTGCAGGGGAAACTCGTAGGCTTAATTGTCCTGTATGTAGATCGTACAAGACATTTACTGCCACAAATAATATGGGTTCTCTTTTGTGGAATTGTTACAAGGCATCTTGCAGTGTAGGTGGAACAGCACGTGTGAAACTTACATTGAATGATCTTCGTAACATGAATAAGCCTAACTCTGTAACTGAACCATTTGTACTACCAGAGTATGTGGTATCTCGTGATTCAGATGTATCAGAGTGGGCATCAGAATTGTATGGCTTGAATGCAGAAGAACTTGGTCTTTTGTACGATGTAAAGGATCACAGAGTTGTTTTTCCTATCGTACATGACAACAAGATTGTGGATGCAGCAGGTCGTGCAATGGGCAAGAAGCTACCTAAATGGAAAAGATATGGAAATAATAGCTTGCCATATGTTTCTGGTAGTGGTACTGTCGCTGTTGTTGTTGAGGACTGTGTTAGCGCAGCCGTTGTTGGTGGTTACGGTTCCTTTGTCGGGGTTGCTCTTCTAGGTACATCGTTATCTGAAGCGCATAAAGGGTATCTAACGCAGTTCTCAACAGCCATTATGGCACTAGACCCCGACGCATTGCCAAAGACGCTACAGTTTGCTAAAGAGTTAAGAGGATACGTAAACGATGTGAAAGTGCTTCGTTTACATGACGACATCAAATACCGAACCCGACAAGACGTGGATAAGCTGCTTGCTTTCTGCTAGTATAAAGGAGAAAACCAATGGAATTATCAATCATCAGAAGTTTGATGGACAAAGAGTTTTACGACAATCATCGTGGAGCCAAATGCCCTGACCGTCTTTTTGGTGCAGATGCACGTAAGATCAAGAAGACCATTGACATCGCAATGGAGCGATACAACCGGAGTGTAACGCCGGAAGAAACAGAAGCACTGTTCCTGTCAAACAACCCGTCTATGACCACTGCTAACAAGCAATCCTTTGAGTTGCTGTTCAAGCAGATCAGGAAAGAAACACCTATGGGTTCAGACGTGGCACAGGAAGTGTTGTCTAAACTGTTTCAACAGGTAGTAGGCACAGACATTGCTGAGTTAGGCTTTGACTATGTGAATGGTGATCAAGCCAGCCTTGAGAAGCTACGCATGATACTTGAGCAGTACAATGATGACTTCTTGCCTGATCTCAATGTAGAGTGGGATGACATCGACATTGACACGCTGCTTGCTAAGAATGATCTTGAAGCACGTTGGACATTCAACATACCAACACTTGGTCGGCAGGTTGATGGTATCAATGCAGGTCATCTGATTGAGATTGGCGCACGGCCTAACACGGGCAAGACATCGTTTCATGCCAGCTTGATTGCTAGTCCCAATGGTCTTGCTGCACAGGGTGCTAACTGTATAATCCTGTGCAATGAAGAAGGTAGTCACCGTGTCGGCGCACGATATCTGACAGCAGCAACTGGTATGACAATGCAGCAGGTAAAACAAAACCCATCCCGCGCTAGGGATTTGTATTCTCCTATCAAGGAACGCATCAAGATCAAAGATGCTACAGGTCGTGACATGTCATGGGTAGAGTCGGTTTGTAAGACATATAAGCCTGATGTGATCCTTCTAGACATGGGAGATAAGTTTGCTAGGTCTGGTGGCTTTGCCCGTCCTGACGAGGCTTTGAAAGCGAATGCTATACATGCTCGTATGATTGCAAAGCAATATGAATGTGCTGTATTCTATATGTCTCAGCTAAGTGCAGAGGCAGAGGGTAAGGTTCTTCTCAATCAATCTATGATGGAAGGATCACGTACAGGCAAGGCAGCAGAGGCAGACCTTATGCTGCTCATTGCTAAGAACCCAATGACCCAAGAGGATGACCCTAACATTGAAGACTTACAGCGTCACATCAATGTGGTTAAGAACAAGCTGTCCGGTTGGCATGGTGTAGTTACATGTGAGTTAGATTATCGCACAGGAAGGTATACAGCATGATCCAGCAGTTTCTTTTTGATCTAGAGGATTATGATCTTGTTGAAGGTGACGGTAAGACATGTAACAAATGCAAAAAGCATTTACCCTTTTCAGCCTTTAGCTGGCATTCTGGTGCAAACTACTTGCGTCCTGAATGTAAAAAGTGTAATACAGAACTAGGTAAAGTTCGTAATGCTTTGAGGCAACAATATGGT